GGCATATACTATTTATTTTATGGTAAAGTAGCAGATCCGTAAGTACTTACTGTATATGTCACTCCAGATGCGGCGGTAAACGTTTGTTCACTAGCAGTATATGCTGAGCTTCCTATTGGAATATTAACAGAAATTAAGTTACCATTGATATCTGAATTTATTGCTGCAGATGTTAGTATATAGTAAATATTACTAGCTCCCGTATTTTGTGCGCTGACTAAAACAGATGTGCCTGCAGCAACTGTTAAAGATCCTGCGTCTAATGGAGTTCCTGTGCCTCCTGATGGAACATTAAGAGTTGTAACCGCCCCAGTATAATAATTTGTGTAGATTATTACTAACGTATTATTTATAAATCCATTATTCTCATAGTTATCCCTAGTCCAGTTTATTATCGCTGGAGCTGGAGGAATTAGAGCTTCTTGATATTCTTCATCAGTTATTACCATTACTCCTTGAGAATATAGTATATTTCCTATGCGATTATTTTGAGTATATACCGTATCTGTTAAATGATCTTTAGATGAATATACAATAGTAAGTCCTACCGGAGTAGATGATCCCATTGGAGATGCAGCTATACTAGCAGATATTTGAGTAGCAGTATTATTATATACTTCTATACCCATCGATCCTGGATTACCTGGATTTGGTATACCTGCATTAGTACCTACAAATTTTATTGTATGAGTACCTGAAGTAATGTCTATAGGGTATATATGCCAGTATTTGTAATTCCCTCCAGTTCCATCTGCATCTGGTATTATTTGTCTAATTATTAAGTTGTTATCTAAATAAAGAGATCCATAATTATCGCACGCTATTCCAAAATAATATGTTGTATTAGAAGCGACGGTAATATTAAAAGTTATAGCAAAGTCTCCAAGATACACTAATGATTTAGCAGACCAAAAACCTGTATAATTTAATCTACCAGTTTTATTAGCTGTTACTGGATTAGTCCAAAATGTCCCAGCGTAAGATCCTCCGGCATTGGCAGTCTTCCATTGTAAAGCAGGGCCGGTTCCATCTATATCATACCCCGCTGAATATAATTTTACACCATCTGTTGCATATGATATATTAGTAGATGGTTGAGATCCGGTTGTAAATGTATCTAAAATATTACCATTGCCATCATCAATTAATCTATATGTACTACTAGAGATATATAATGTATTTCTAGAGATTTGTTCTCCAAAAGTAGTTCTAGGAATCGCTAAAATTGTAACTTCAGCACTAGAACTAGTTGGAAAATATCTATAATCGTCATCAAAAGTTCCTTTGGCTGCTGTAGATTGTAAAGAGTCATTCCAATAACTAGAGCTAAATAGTAAAGATCCGGTTAGATATTCTTGATAGTAAAGTTGTTTTACTAGAGCATAATTCAAAAATTGTATTCCATCGCTAGAATACGTAGAATTTATCCCACGATTCACTGTAATGCCCTTTGCAAAAAACGAAGCACTAGGAATGCTTGTTGGGTATTTAAGTAGAATCGGAGTAGTGGAAACTTCTGAACGTTTTATTGTGTTCTGTCCGCGACTCATTTATTTTACCAATCTAGTTTTACTCTGATCAATGCTTCTTTAGTAAAGTCTTTCACTAAAGCTTTAGAAAGTTTAGCTACTGCTAAAAGTTCGTTATTATTATTATACATTCCTACAGTTGTGATATATGTCTGAGGACTGTTTATAAAATTAGAGTAAATCATTTCTCCTGAAGATCCTGATATGAATGAAGGATTAGTAGAGTAGTTGTATCCAGCATTAGGAATTCTTACAAATACATAATCAGAAGATATAGTCTCTTGAGAATTTAATTGGAAGTTTGCGCTTGCAGAGATAGCTTGAAATATAGTTTGTAAGTTGGCTATATTTGTAGCTGCAGTTGCAGTGGCTGTCATAGTTATTGCTAAACCTCCTCCACCTACTGGACAAGCTAGTGCTTTAGGATTTAGAACAATCAATCCAACATCTGGAAGGAAAAGTCCATAACTTCCTGAAGCTGTATATCCTTTTGCAGGAGCTCCTGATAATAGTGGACTATTTTGTGCACTACCATTAGATCCTGATACTATATTGTAAACTCTTCCTGCATCTACGTAAGTTACTGTACTAACATCATTAGAGTTATTAGTTAGAGTTAGACTATCTGATCCAACTTTAAGTCCTAAATTGAATGTTCCAAGAAATAAGCTCTCTTTATATCTATTCCTATCTATTTGAATTGCGATTAAGTCTATAGAACCAGTATTCCCAATTCCGAAATTAAAGTTAGTTTCCGCATCTCCAAATATAATATTTCTAAATTGTCCAAAGTTAATTCGTGTTGGACTTACTCCTGGAATAAGCGAGTTTAGTGGTGCTGATCCTGATCCGACAATATTACCATAAGCTATAGAGAATTGAACAGCTGAGTTCGTAAGTCCTACGCTATCGTTATATACATCTAAGTAGTAAGTCTTATCTGCAGTTGATGAAGTAAAAAAAGTAGCGAGTGTTGGAATATTTGTGCTCCAAGCTGGTGCTGTTACTGAGTCTGAAGATACTACTAGATCTGTTGGTGCTAATGCTGTAAATGACATCTTTAGTTACTATTATTGGTTAACTTTTACTATTTGAACTGGTACTGAAATCCTTGCTCCTGAATCGCGTCCAACTATTACTAAAGTAGTGTATAGACTTGTATTAGTTCCAAACAATGTATTAACAGTTGTAGCAGTGATATTGATTGTTGTACCAATAACAGTTTTACTAACGTTAGTTCCAATTGTTGTAGTAGAGTTTAAAGAAGTAGCTTCAGGTGTATTTATTCCTACTCCGTTAAAAGTAGCGGTAGTTCTTACATCAGCGATTGTCGCTACATATCCAGAAGCTTCAAAAGTCGATGTAGCTCCAAGATAGTTCAAAGTCTGTGGAGTAATAGATAGTGAAGATCCTTGTTTAAGAACTATGTTAGAGTATCCAACACTAAGTACAGGAATCTTAGCTGTTCCTCTTGGAAGAGTAATAAGCTTATACTTCATAATCTCTTGATCGTTTGGATATGCTTGAAGTATTGGCATAGCTTCGATAGCTTCGCCATAGAATGCTGATCCTGAGGGATGATTTGGATTATATAAGGTATAATCAATCTCATCATCTGATAATGAGAACTGAGTGATTTGAAAAGACCCATCGTTTCTTGCTAAGAGCTCTCTTCCTTTTTTTGTAAGGATAGCGTCAACTACTACGGATGTGCTACTTAAATATGACATACTTTAAAATTACTTTGTTTACAAATAAATATCTTTATTTTGACTTTTTAAAATTTATGGACTTGGTGGTAAAAGATTTTGTGCTCTTAACGCCTTTATTGTATTACCCGCATCTAGTTTATCTCTTTCTGAAATATATTGTGGAAATAATAATCCTTCTTCTACAATAGTTGAATCTTTTGGATTATATCTCAACATCACATTAGTTTCATCAGGAACATGCTTCCATATAATATATCTACATGCTTTTAATGGCGCTCCTGTTATTGGATCTGGTGAAGCAACAGATGAAGTCATTAGCGTTAAGTTAACTTGATCACTTACTTCTATTAAATAACTTTGAGTAGTCGCAGTTGATCCTGTTATTATTGAAAGACTTTTAATAGTGTATTCATATTTCTCATCCCATCCTAATGATCCAGTAGTTAAAGATATTTTATCTCCTACTTCAAGAGATAGTGGAATAACTACTTTTTCTAAATTATTAGATGACCAATATGGATCACTTGTAGAATCAAATATTGGATATAAATCCTCTACTATGTATGATGTAATACTTGAATCTAATACAAATTGATTAGATTGAGATATATAATATAAACAGTTTTGACTAGAAGTAACATATGTTGTATAATAGGTAAATGATGGAGTACTTTCTCCTCCGCCACCGCTTGATCCGGCAGTAATAGAACCTATAGTTATTGTACATGAATCAGGCATAGATACTGCGGGCCAATGAGGTCCTCCCGCAATACTAGATCCAGCTCCATTACCTTTACCTGCTACACCAGTTTGTTCTCCTATTCCAACATATCCAGTAGTTGTTCCGCTAGATATAACAATACCTGATGTTGCGACTGGGCTAAGTGAACAGGCTCCAAATCCTATGTTTAAGAATGAATTTGCATTTAAAGTTACGCTAAATGCAGCAGCTCCACCTGGTCCTATATAAGAAGCCGACATTAAAAATGAAAAATCACTAGCTCCAGAACCATCTGGTGTTTCAATACTCCAATAATTAATAGAGTAGTTAGCTATTTTTAAATGCTCGTCATTAGGATCTATTGGTGATCCACCTCCTCCAGAAGATCCTGGTATTATTATAGGAACAGGATTATCTAAATTAAATCCTTGTTTAGGTGAACTAGACCCACTTATATTATGAAGCATTGGTAAATACCTAAATCCGCCTTCATATATTTGAAGATCTGAATTATTTGCTAGTAACTGAGAATATGGATTTTTTTCATCGTACTTAAAAAGAGAAATATTTGAAGATTCTCCAGATTTGAATACATTCTGAACATTAAATATGTTATAATTTGCTTTAGTTAGATCTAATACATTTTGATTATTATCTATTAAATATTTTATCTGCGCGTTAGATCTATTTGGAAAATATATAGAAGCTGAGTAAATATCAACTAGATATGCATATTGATATTTTATCTTATCTATTGCAGCAGTTTTTCCATACGATTTATCGCCAGCGGTATATGTGTTATATAACTGACTGGTATTATTAGATCCATAATATCTAGGATCCGTAAAGTGTCTAGTCGCATAGTTATAATCTTGAATGTATGCGTAAGGACTATTAGGATTATTATATGTGTTATAGTTATCACTTATTGAATTACTTATGGATTGTGTAACTATTCCAAAGTTAGTAGGAACTAATTGATTAAAATTATAATCTAAATCAAAGAATCTTTTAGATCTTACAGACTGAGTCACATTTTGGAATAACGCGCTAGGAGTAACTGATATTAGTCCAACCGATGCGTTATTGGAGTTCTCCGCTTGACTTAAAGCATTTCCATTAGTTACTACAATATCAGTTCCTCCAAACTCACCTGTGAGCTTCTCTACGTTTTGGGAACTAGTCACAGATACATATCCTAATGGAGTTATTTCATTATACTTCCAATTAGTGTTAGATCCAGAAAATATATTTCCTGGCTCTGCGCTAAGAGTCAGCATATCTATTGATTGAGATGCTTCTTCAAAAGTTGCAGTAGGCTCATGCCTAGCGTACTTATTTCTTTCTAAGATATGACTTTTAACTATAATTCCAGTAGACAAGTTTGCTCTAGCTGGAACAAAATCTTTTATAGTTTTAAATAGAGAGTTATTGAAGTACTTAATCAATCTTATATATTCCCAAACACTATGAGGTTGTGTATAAGCAGAAAAGTATGCATTACTAGCACTAACTAATGGAGTATATGAAGCTGAGTATTGATCAGTTGGATTTCCTATTAATTGGTCTATATCAAAATATCCTAGAGATGATGTAATATTACTATTTAAAACATCGGCTATAGAAAATCCGACTTCTATATTTGTAGAATTTCTTCTTGAATCGTTATCGTAATATTGTAAAGTTGAATATGGAGAAAGTAAGCTAGAAGATATATGAATACTAGAAGTAACAGCTATAACTTTATTATTATTGATAGAGTCTACGCCATCTATAAGATTTCTATCATATCCACCAAATTCATTTACAGTAAGTATACTTTCAGGAATACCATAAATAGAAATCAAGGCTTTTATCGATCTTTGTGTACCTCTTGACTTTAGTAAATAAGGTAAGTTATGATAGATCCTTTTGTATATCTCTTGCTGTAGAACTTTAGATCCTTGTGTTATTAAACTTGAAGTAACATAAGTATTAATCTTTTCTGATCCTGTTGGAGGAAGTAAAGATCCATCATAGTTGTATCCAAACAAATCATAATAAACATTGTCTGAAACATTTGTATTGGTATATAACTCCATTCCCATGCCCTTAAGAGCATCAGAAACCATATCTATAGAGATTCCGGTATTTGGATCATTAGTCGCATTAAACCTATTTGTAACGTCTTTATAGTAAACCCAAACATTATCAAAATGTTGACCCATCATATCAACAAATGTGATATATGGTTGATTATTTGAGTCATCGTATATGTACTGAGGAACTGTTCCTCTTAGTATATCTTTGTTAGTATCATCATAATAAGATGCTGAATATAGTATTGATACTGCTCCAGCTGCAGGAAGTGTATTTTCACTACCTAACCAATTTAAAGCTAGTGAAGAAGTAACTGAAACATTTTGATAAGGCTTTATAGCATTAGCTTTTGGCCAAGCAAATGACTCAGAAGAATAATATAAATAGTATTCATAGATATCAAAATTCTCTACTATATTAGATACAGAAGTTTGTAATGTAGTTATTGTATCTGACTTTATTGTCGCATTACCAATTATTGCTGATTGACTAGTGATTTGATTGTTATAATTTTCAATCAAACTCATTTTATATGCAAAATTATTTACTCTCTCGGTTGCACTAGAGAAGTGAACAAAGTTGGTAAAATCAGTATAATCTACATTAATGCTTATCGCCTTATCTTGATAGTAACTAGCCAATTGTCTAAAAGAAGACGTGATAGGGCTGGCCAATAATGAAGTATAAGAATAGTAAGGAGTAGTTTGAGTACTCTTTTCACCGATTCTCACATTAAAGTTTGGTCCTCTTAATGAATTTTCAGTAGAAGATACCTCAGCTTGAATCTGTATTTCTACGTCATAACTAACTGATTCAGATATATCGTCGTATATCCAGAGCTGTGTCTTCACATCATAATCAAATGGAAGAGGTTCATATAGCTTAACTAATAAGTACGTGCCAGAATCATCTGTAACAGTTGTGGCATTTATTGCGATAAGCTGATCATTATTACCAAAGTTTAAATAAAAATCTGGGTAATAATTCTTTAAACTTATATATGCTTGGTACTGATTAAATCCATTTATAATATCTGCATCACTTATGGTTTGAGAACTAAGTTTTAATTCTGTTCTTGATGGAGATATTTCTTTTATCCAGTATCTTCTTAAGTCAGAAGAACTAAATAAGTTTTTATGAAACTCGTATTGTATATTAAATGATCCTCTATCGAATCCTAAAGCCTTCGCATCAGCTACGGGATCTATAAGAATCTTATCAAACTTTCCAGTAGTTGGATCTATAATTTGATATGGAGTATATCCACGATAATCATAAGTAGAAGAAAGTAAATTACCATTTACATCATACAAAAACAATTCTACTCTATCGTTAGAATCCCCAAAAGACATGTTTATGTAATTCGAAGAAACTAAACTTTGATCCCTAGGAGTATAATTTTGTAAAGTTTTGCCTTGTCCAGAATATATTACGTTAACTATTTCCACGTTATATCAAGTTGTTTATAGTTGTGAAAGTCTGATTCAAATCTAATAGCTGCTGTCTAAGAGCATTAATTTCCTCTATGAGAGCTTGCTTTTCTATATCTATCACTGATCCTCCAATATATTGTTGACTTTGTTGAACAAGATATGTGTGTGAATTAACATCACCATCTACAGGTATATCATAAAACAATTGATCGTAATAATCAAAGAATTGTGATACTGTTATTCCTATATCTGGAGCATTTATTATTGGAGTAACTAGTTCGCTAAAACTATTGTCTATAGCGCTTTCATACTCACGGGTATTATATATCTTTTTTACTAGAGTTACTTGATTCGACATTATCTAGTTATTTTAAAAATACAATCGTTATCTACATCTATAGTTTCTCCTGTAGGTAGAGTAGTCTTTACTAAAAGCTTATAATATCTTTCTGGTTCTAAACCATTTAGATAAAGATTAGCAAAACTTCCATTCTGATCATAACTTACCTTAGTAAAGTTAGTGTCAAAATCAACTACCATATCAGTAGTTTTCATATCTTGTAATGCCCAATAAGTAGTTTGTGGGAGTCTCTTATTTACTGTGTAAAAAGAAGAGGTGGTAAATACTCTAGGAGGATATTTGTCTCTAGCATTGATTCTAAATTTAACTTTTTCTGTTTGTATTTTATAAACTCCTTGATTATTTCCTATAGTTATTACAAAATCAGAATCAGATATTTCTGATAGACTTCCTGTATAAGAGCTATCATCCCATTTCATTTCTAAAGTTGGAGGATATATAGTATGAGTGTCTACACTAAAGAAACTAAGTCCTATATAATTTGCTGAGCTGCTCTCTATTAGATTTGGAAACTTAACTATAAATCCATTATTTTGAGATCCACTAAACCAAGAATTAACAATATTACTAACATCCGCATTTACATCTTTAGATGAATTATTATTAAATGATTGAGATGCAAAATAAGATCCAGTCCATGATCCACCACCAGGAGTCATAAAATAACTTCCAGCATTAGCATTCCAAGAAGAGGCAGAGGTGTAATAAGAAGATGTACTGTACCAGCAAACTCCGTTTCTAGTCTCAGGACTATCTGCAAACTGACCTGTTCCCATATCCCAAGATTGAGAAACTTGTCTAATTTCTAGGCTATATGTTGTGCTTAAATTTTCAGCATTAGCAAGATATAATTTTAATCCAGCTTTCCAAGATCCAGTAGTAAAAGATTTTATTTTATCTAAATCAGAATCACTAAATTTAATTAACGATCTTCTTAGATCATCATATACTGAAGTACTAGATACTCCCGCAACTAATGAATTAGCTGGATTGTCATTATTTTTAACGGCTACTTCAAGTATCTCATCAAGTCCAGTGTTTTGAGCTGGATACTTTGAGTACATTGTTGCATCTGAGGAAGGGAATATTTTATATACTGCCATTTTCTTTTTATTACATTGTTACTACTCTACCTTGAATATCTGAATTTGGATATTTCACTTCAAATATGCTTGGGTCTAAAGATGGATATATAACATTATTTAATATTGCTCCAGGTACATCATAGCTAAATTCTGAGTATCCACTAGAAACTCCAGTCTTATTTACTATTTCTACCTTTTTAACTGTTTGAACTCCAGAAACTTGATCAAGTAAAGTATAAACGTCTGATAGTTGTAGTGGTTCGTTGATCTGCCAATTATCCACGTTAAAATAATCTTGTAGTTGAATTAAACATCTAGAAATAACATCTTGACTAGTATAGTTCGGTCTTACAGTTATATCAAAATTACAACCTATATTGATTATATATGCTGGTTTTATATCTACTGCATCGGTCATCATTCTATATTCGGAGATATAAGTTTGTAAATTTTGAATAAGAGCTGATGAAGGAGCAGCTAGATTTCCATTACTATTAAGACCTAAAACATACATGCTAACTAAGATCTGATCTTTTTGACTTGGATCGTTTTGATTATAGTTTGTAAATGTTCCATCATCTTTTGTAATAAACGCTTTAGCTATCTTTCCAAATTTAGCAGGCATACTTAAAGCTCTTGCTAAGTAGTCTTCTTGTGTAACAGCTCTTAATTGACTTGAGAACTCTACGGCTATATTTTGCCTTAATTCTTCTACAGTATCTCCATCACCACCACCAGAAGCAGGATTAGGATTACTTGTTACTACTGTAGTAGTATCTCCAGCTCCAGCGCTAATTGAAGTTGGAATAGTTAATTGATTAGAAAGAACATTGTATTCTGATCCTCCACCCGCTAAATAAGATATTGTAAGTGTAGTGTTTTGAGGAGCAAGTCCATAAGTTTGTGTCGTAACAAAGTTTGTTGGATCAAAAGCTGTATTTAGTAGAGTTAATCCAGTAGTGAGTCCTACACCAACTGTGTTAGGATTAGGTATCACTGCTGAGTCGGCTACTGAATTTATTCCTGGTCCAAACTCAAGAACTAAAGTATTGTCCGTTTTGAATCTTGTAGTAAATCTTCTAGGTACACTAACCTTTTGTAACATATATGGTACTTGGTTAGCATATTGATATAGAGAAGGATAATTAGCTGCAGTATTTTCTACAGGATTAAGTATATAATCTTGAGCTAAATAAGGAACTTCATACCATATATTATTACTAGAATCTATTACTTTAAGAACAGATATGATATTACTATCTTGAATAGCAATAGTAGAATACCTTTGAGCATTTCCAAAAGTAGAAGTAGTAGTCTTAACTTGACCAGATAGCGCTTGTGTGCTCTTTTTTAGTAGATAGCTTGTAGGATTTCCTGATCCATCTATTGTATAAACATTGACATCGGTAGGATCTATGGAAGAAGAGATAGTAAAATCTACTTTATTTGGAATATAAAAAGAAACATTATTATTTACATTCGATTTTACTTGCATTCCAGGTTGAATAGTAATAGCTGAAGACCAATCTGGATAAGTATTTGGAGTACTACCTAAAGCATTAACTCTCATGTAAACATCAAGATCTGCTATGGCTGCTGATACAACTTTTGGTCTATAACCAAGCATATAAGCCATAGTGTACAAGTTATTCTTCTGCTTAGCATATTGTAAGAAAGTTTCTTGAAGCTGATTGTCTAAGTAGAATGATAAAACATCACCTACATAAGAAGCCATTTCAATGAACATGCTTCCTGGTGATGCTTGACTAAAATCGTTATATACTGTTGGATAGTATGACTTAGCATATTCTATCAACTCGTTTTTAAACGTCGAAAAATCTTTGTTTAGGTATTTTACATCTATATTATTGGGCATCTTAGACGTTTTGTATCTTTAATAGTATTGAATCTGTTTCTTTAGAAGTCTTTATTGTATAACTAAATTGTATGTTTATAGAGCTATATCCTGGCTGACCTATAACGTCTAGTCTTTGTATTTGAACTACTGGAAACATATTTTCTATTTGTGTTTGTATGGATTGTTTGATATCATCAAGAGTACTTTCAGTAATACTTTCAAAAAGTCTTGATCTAAGTCCCATACCAAAATTAGGATTCATTGGTCTCTCTCCAAGATCAGTAAGCATATAATTAAGTATGTTATACTTTAACTGCTCTTTAGTTGTATATACCGTTGTAAATACACTTGTAGCAGCAAATGGTAACTTAACTCCAACTCCTGTTGAAGGCTTAAGATCTAAAGGCGATATTTTTTTTAATCCGTATGCCATTTATTAAATTCCCATTTTATCCATCATGGCGGAATAGTCAGGAACCACATTTATTTGTACAGCATCTATGTTTGAACTAGGTTTTGCAGTAGCAAGCATATCATTTACTCCTCCAGTAGCTACCTCTTTTGGTTGAAACGCCATTGCTGGATGCATTCCTGCTCCAACATCGTTTGTTGAGAAGTGCATTGCTGTATCTTCGTTAATCATGTCTTTTGCTGTTTCATTTAACAAAGACGCTAAAGGATTGCTAGATTGCTTAAACTTAACGTCTTCAAATCTTACCATAGGTGATGAATTTAAAGTCATCGGAGGTTGATTTGATTTTTTCTGTTGTGGCATAACTGATTTTGTCGATTCACTAAGGATCTTAGGAAGCTCAGTTCTTAAGGCTCGGGTAATTTCTTCCCTTATTATTTGCCTTATGATTTCATTTGCGCTTTTCTTTTCCATATCTTTTATAAATATTATTTTTATTTATTTTCCAGCTCTTCTATTTTTTTATCTATCTGTTTTATTTTTGCTGCGTATATTGATTTTTCTCCGCTACTCTTTGAAATTGCCATTTTTTGTTGAAGATCAGCTTTTTCTTTTTCAAGTCTTTCCACTTCTTCAGTGGTCTTATCATTTTGTCCCGGTAAATTATCAGTATTAAATTTTACATTGCTATTTCCTAGACTGGTCTTTAGTTTTTCTGAGTTTTGCTTCATCATCTTTCTCATTCTCTCTCTAAGTTTCTTTCCTCCTTGAAGCTTGTTCACAAAAGCATTGATTCCTACACCATCATTTTCATTCTCATTATTTCCCGCATCAAGTCCATTATCAAAGTCAGTGTTTTCTACAGCATTTAAGGATATAGTATCATCTATTAAAAACTTCAAAGAGTTTTCTATAGTTGATAATTCTTCAAGGGTAAAAGAAGATAAGTTTTCAGATTTTATTAATCCAAGAGTTGATAACTGTTGTTTTACTTCATTAACTATGATTCTATCATCTGAAGCGAATGTAGGTTGAGATCTTGCGGCTATTATACCATTTACTTCTTGCGCTATTCCATAACGTCTTCTTAAGTTTATTGCATCATCTACAACTTCCTCTGTTACTATTTGAATTGTATATTTTCCTAAAGTGTTATTACTTTCAGTATTTTTATTTTTATAATTGTCTACAAAACTTTCAAATCCATTTGCAGTGCTTAATAAGTTATCTCTTTGAGTCTCCATATCACTCACTAATTGCTTATCTACATTAGTACAAGCTTTTAGATTTTCTAGCATAGTATTAATCACACCAACTATATAATATATTCCTACACTAACTTGTTCTACAATAGCTGCACATAATGATAATAGTACATTTATTTGGTTTAAAACTTGTAATATTTTATTTAAGAACTTTAAAACAACATTTTGTAGTATGTCGTCTATTGTTCTTTCTACTCCAGAAACTGAAAAAATTAATGGAATTGGTAATATTTTCAAGAACTTCACTACAATCTTTAAAGCATTTACAACTAGTATCATAATACCAATTATCTTCTGACCAAAGTTTATAAATGAAGAAAATACATTACATATTGATTGTAATTTACCTAAAGTTTTTATTATAACAGTTAAAAATTTATAAAGTAATTCTTTAGGAATTAATTTTTCAAGTCTCGCTATTTGTTCAGCAATGTTAGCGTTAGGAAAAACAGTATCAACAAAACTTATGGCTGAAGCTGGAGTACTAAGACCTTGAATTAATATACAGATTTCTCGTATTTTATCTATATTAGTTATTAATCTCTGTAAATCTTCTGAAGGTATTTGTCTATAATCAGTATACTTATTGAAATCTCCAAAATACTTTTCAAGGGCTTCTGTTACAACAGATATTTGAGGAAACCTTGATACTAATCTAGGATCTCTTAATGCAGATACATTTGTCGGATTCGATACTTCTTTAAATGCATCTTTTATTTCATTTATTATTGAATATACTGCTTTAGCTTTTGACTCTTGATTCGAAGTATCTATATAACTAGATTGGTATCCATCTATTTTTAATTGTGTATCATAGGCAGCTTTTTGTAAAGTCCATTTAGCTATACCCAAATCATCAGTAGGTTTTTTTTCTGGATCAAATTTTGTGGATCCTGGAACTTTATTAAGAGCATAGCTTAAAACATTACATAAATCTATAGTAGATAAAGTATCAAAAGTATTTATTAATCCTTCGTCTAACGCTTTTTTTATAGATCTAACAAATTTATTTTTTACTTCTTCTGGAACTCCTTCAAACTTACCATAAAATACATCATCTATTGCTTGTTGAGCTCGTATTAAACTATCTCCAGCAACAAATATTGCTTTTTCTAGTCCAGTTGCTGAAGTTGTATTTTGTAAACCAAAAGATTTTATAGTTTTATTACTTAATCTAGACGATACATCTTTAAAATTTTGTTGTTTTTTTAGATTATTAGCATCTATTTTTTCCTTATATTTACTAGCTTTAGTCTTCTGAGCCTCAGTTAACTTAGAAGTTTTATTTTGTACTTTTGTGCCTATTCTAATACTTGTAGCCATTATTTAATATACGTAGTTTTTGAAAGATGAAGATCTTCATTTAAGTAATTTAACATGACTTGACTAGCGTGTTGCATCTCTTTACCAGCTATTCTAGTTTTAACAGCTGTAGTTCCTGGATCGCTAGTAGATGCATCTTGTAAATAACCGGCAGCAGAAATTAAATTTTCTAATAGTCTTTTAAGCTGAATAGTAAAAGTAGTACCTAGCACAGCTTGTTCTCTTGCTAACTCATCACCAAGTTGTATTTTTGGAGAATTAATAACTACGTTTTCTCCTGAATATATACTAACTGGCATATTAGCAGATATACCTATTTCTTTTTTTGAGAAGATAAGTACATTTTCATTTTTAGAATACAGCATTACTCTATCTGAACATATTAAAGCTTGATTTCCTCTATATGGAAATTCATACTTTTTAGATCGTATATCCGATACATTAAGAGTTCTTAGTGGTTGTCCAGATGTTAGATAGATTGATGAATCATCTCTAGAAACATCTTCTATAGTAGGAGAAAATAGATCAGAGTTTTTTACACTAGGTTTTCCTTGACCGTTTACAATTATTGTTATTGGTTTTCCTTGATAATCATTTTGTAAAACTCCAATAGACCACGTATCATTATCTCCTCTATTAGAATTAGAACTTCCAAATCTTATAGACTGACCAAATCTTCCTTCTATTATTGAGTCACCTTCAAAAGGTTTTAATGTCTTTACTTTTGGATTCTCTTGAAAATAAACTCCAAGAGGAAGCTTAGCTTGAGCAGTGTCAGTTGATCCTTGATACCCAGGTTGTTGAGAATAATATTTCAAAAACTCAGAATACTGATCCATATTTGGAAACGCATTATGATTAACTGCATTCCACAAAGAAAAAGGAGGATAATAAAAAAGCTTTTGATTCTTATAATTATCGTTAAGACCATCAGAAGGTCCAGAAACTATGTAAACAATTTCTCCTATAACAGGATATTGCTTAATAAATGAAAATATGGGAAAAGCAGACTTAGATACTTTATTAGCTCTCCTTAAATTTAATCCAGTATAAAGCATTTCGAAATCTACTTTACCTATATCAGCAGGACTAGTGTATTCAGGATTTTTAGTTTTACCATCATCAAAGAATTCTCCAAGCACAATACTAGTAACACGACCAATAATAAAGTATTGACCGTGACTGCTTCCTACGCCTCCTTCAGGACTAGTACCAAATATTATATCATTGGCCATCTTTAGTGTCCTCTATTTTTTTTGTATCTGATGCTGAAACAGTATAACTTGATACTTCACTAAATAGTTGTTGAATATCTTTTTCCGTAAGAAGACTTGAATCCTCTGCGCCAGCTGCTTTTTTCTCTTCTTGTTTTTGGAAGATCTGTAACATCTTCATTAGAACTTCGTCATTCTTAAGACTTGAATCGAAGTATCCTTTTAGCATAGGAACAATAACAATAGCGTCACCAGGACTTTCTACCATATCTCCTAATTGGTTTATTCTAGATTTTAGGGCTTCGTCTTGCTCTTTATGCTTATTATATATTTCTTTAGCAAGATCAGAAATTGTTTTTCCTTCAAATATCTCTTTGCTTTGTTCTTCCATGGAACTAAGTTTATAAATAAATATCAATAGTCCGCATTCTCAATATAGTTATTGAGTATTTGAACATACAATCCTTTTATTTTCTTTATTACCTTAGTTATTGTGTTAGATTGGCAGTCTGTCATCTCTTTAATATAGATGAATAACGCTTTTTTATTGAATATTTCTATGTTTTCCCTTTTTCTAAAGATCTCAAGTATCGCGTAAGCTACATTTATTTCCTCTTGACGATCAAATAAAGTGGGTATTTTCTCTTCTAGCAACTTAGAAAATCTAACTATGACTTCATTTCTATCTGGTTCTGAATATTCCTTTACTACGATAGCTTGTTTAAAACTTTCATCATCCTCTTCATTATTAGGAATATCGATCTTATTAACAAGCTTTTTATAATTCTTTTGGTTATAGATAATAAGATATCTTTTTGCAATAGTACCAAAATAAGAATATGCTTTTCCCTTTGATTGATCATATAGATCTAGTTTCTGAAGTAAGAAAGATACCACTTCATATTTTAGATCCTCAATCTTATCGACTTCCGTATAATAAAACTTAAAAGTA